TCACCCTGTTTTTGTGTTGACGATCACCCAATCTTTTCCTCTGTCATCATTATATTTGTCTGTCATTTTTCTTGATTTATGGCCGAGTAATTTTTGCGTGTCGACACCTTGTTCTCTGTACAAGCGTTCTGATAATGATCTCTGTTTGTGAAAAGTGGGTGGGGATCCCTTATCCCATTTCAGTCCACTTCTGTCACGTGCTTTTTTGAATGTTGAAGTTAAAGAACTGGTTGAAACCTGATCACCGCGGTTTGCTTGTGAGGTGGTATGTCTGAAATGCACAAGATATTTACTGATGACTGCATCCCGGCATTTAGATACAACGTCCCGAAGAGTTAAACCCAGGGCTTCACATTTCAAGTCCAATGGTATGGCTAAACGCGATCCTGTTTTTTCCTGTTCGACATGGAGCATATCGTCCCATATGTCTTTAAACTTCATGTTACAGATATCGCCCAAACGCTGACCTGTTATTATCGCGAGCAACATTCCACACTGGAGGTATGGTTCTTGCTTTTCGGCAGCTTCATAAATAGTTTTCCACTCTTCCAGAGAAAGACGCTGACGAGTGACTCTGTTTCTCGGCTGCTTGGTCGCCAGGGCAGGGTTATAGCCTGGAGGGACATGACCGTTATGTTGCGCTTCTTTGAATACATCAATCAAAACCATGCGAACAACTTGCGCCATACGATTATGGCCTTCAGCCTTAACTGCATCCGTTATCTCAGAGATATCCAATGCGGAAATATCTTTCAAATATTGCATACCGCAATGTTCGCGAAATAACCTGACTGGTTTTGCTTTCTGTCGATAAGAATTAGGTCTGAGTTCACGGTGTTTTAACCGTTCGTCCTGAATTTCAATATACTTATCAATCCACTCAGTGACAGTAATGTCCGTTCTTCTGCCTTTCATTCTGGCAAGACGGTCGTTAACACTAAGAACCTGCCTGGTTCTTTGTTCTGCAATGATCGTGTTCGCTTCGGATGCAACCTTTTTAGCTTCCACTTCATCAGTACCCAAGCTGTGAAAGCGTCCGGAAACAGGATGTTTATATTGCCAATAAATCTTGCCCGTCCGCTTATCTAGCTTGCAGTATAGATTCGGAATTGAAATTTTGTGAGAACGTGGTCTAGCAGCCATCTGCAATAATCCGTTGTAATCTTGGACTGGCGTTTGCCGGAATTTTCGGTTCGGCAAGCGTACCAACAAATCGAGCATTACGGTCTACCATCCAGTAACGACCTACTTTAACAGCTGGAGGTATCATCATTTTGCCTTTAGCGTATTTCTTAAGGATACGCTCACTTGGTGCTTGCGCTCCGAACTCCTCATTGGCCCAGTCGAGTAAGGGGATCATTCGTGACATTTATTTTTCTCCACAAAGCCCGGCTGCACCCGGGCTGTAACATCAAATATCAGTGCTGGTGGTCGGTATTAATATCAGCCAGATAAACCCCCGGAATTACCGAAGAGTTGCCAGAAAGCGGGATGTACTTAACTCCCTAGGCCTCTGACGGGTCATTGCGGCCCAACATAAACAGGGGGGCGTTCGGGTCGCGTTTGTCGTCACTGTTGTAATCACTACGCAACCAGCCGATTACCTGCAACCCATCACAATTACTTACAGGTTGGCTACCCTGGAGCATGGCGGTGCGGCAGGCGTTCCACATGTCAGCAGCAATGCAGCACGCATATTCATCAGGGTTGGCCGTGGGCAGAATACTTTTAATGACCTTGTAATCTGGCTCAATGGCGGGCGGCACCACTGGCGCTCTCGGTCTGCCCTGACTGTCCGCGGGTGTAGACAACATCGCTTTGAATGCTTCGATACTGGCGTCATGCCCTGCGCGCTCTTCCGGCGTAAAGGCGTCAATTTTTGCGTAATAGTCGGCACGGCGTCGCAGTGCTGTCAGTAGTGTTTCTGTTTTGCATCCCTGACCAGTCAGTACAACCCCTACGGTATTTACACTCCGACGCCGTGGGTTAAACGGCTCCGTGTTGTCGGCTGAGTTATCTGTTGCTGGTGGTCAACCCAGTTCCGCAACCCCTCCCGAAGACATCTTTCAGCGAATCATCCGGTCATTCGTATGCCACCGGCGGCTACTTCGTGGGCGTCCTGCCTGTTCGCTGCTCTATGAATGCAAATTACATTTAAATTGCATATTACGCAAGTGTGAAGTTGTGTAATATGCAATTTTGAGTCAAAAAAAAAGCCACCATAATGGTGGCCTTGTCGACGCTTTCTATTAATTGTGTCGTTTGAGTGACTGCGTCTGGCTTATCAGAACCTTGCCAAAAACACCGAACCTACACTCGTTGTCTTTGGTAATACTCCATTCCCTGTAGTTAGTGTTATCAGATATCACCAATAATTTATCGGGGATCATCTGCAGCCTTTTTACGTATATTTTATCATCAAAGCCAAAGGCATAGATGCCATCACCATCGAACTGGTTGATGCTTATATCGACAAAAATAAGATCTCCCGGTTCAATTGTTGGCGCCATGCTGTCACCGCGCACGTTAATCACTTTAAGCTCAGCGGCAGGGCGCCCGCCAAACATAGCTAATGCTTTGTCCTTGTTATATTCGATAGCATGGATTACATCGATAACATCACCGCCCTGAATGAGTCCATTACCGGCGCTTGCACTGACATCCAGTATCTCGATACGGAACAAATCCTTCACGTTAGCTGAATCCTTCCTCATATCACTGTGTTTACATACAGTATTACCTTTTGAGTCTGAGGTAAAGAGTTCTGCTATATCAACACCTAAGCAGTCAGCCAGCCTAGAAAGTGTTTGTTCGGTAAATTGCTTTTGCTTGCCAGTCTCCAGACGAGAGATGTTTGCGGCATCCACGCCGATGGCTTCTGCTAGCTCAGCAATTTTCATGTTCTTCGCGCGGCGAAGTTGTCTGACACGGTTTCCTATATTCATGCGTTCATTACATTAATTTTTTGCGCATTGTGCAAATCAACTTGCGCAAGTTTGCTGTATGAAATAACATGCGACATACGCAAAAGAAGGAGGTTTCATGCAATCACCATTGAGAAAATTGCGGAAATCGCATGGTTATACGTTACAGCACGTCGCTAAAGGGGTTCAGGTTGATCCTGCAACATTAAGCCGGGTTGAAAGATGCGAGCAGGCTCCTTCAACAGAGCTTGCTGAGCGCCTGGCTCAATTTTACGCCGGAGAAATTAGCGAGATGCAAATTTTGTATCCAAACAGATATCAGCTTAGTGATTCGGCGATTTGACCGCCACCACAGCAGAAGGAGTAGATCCGTGGGACATGAACCTGAATGGAAAGTTGAAAAGCAGCCCCGCTGGCTGGTGGCTGCAATTAAAAAGACGATTTCCAGTCTGCATGGCGGTTATGAAGAAGCTGCGGAATGGCTGGATGTCACCAAAGATGCTCTGTTTAACCGCCTGCGTACTGGTGGTGATCAGATCTTCCCGATTGGGTGGGCGCTGGTACTGCAACGTGCCGGAGGAACCTATCACCTGGCACATTCAGTAGCCAGGGCATCAGGTGGCGTTTTTGTTCCGCTGGCAGATATGGAAGAAGTGGATAACGCAGATATTAATCAGCGCCTGCTGGAAGCGATTGAGCAGATCACCAGTTATTCCCAGCAAATCAGGGTAGCTATCGAAGATGGCGTTATTGAGCCACATGAAAAAGCCGTGATTGATGAGGAGTTGTATCAGGCG